TTCTGCTATTGGAATGCCACAATTAGGTATTAAAATAAATAATAAAACTGATTGTATAATAAATGGTAATATATTTTTTGGAGAAGCATCTGGAACAGCATTTCATTATATGATTTCAGAAATTGGTGACAGATGTGTTATAAATTCTAATTATATTAAAGATTCTAACAATAATGCAATTGATATAATCGGATCAGATGTTATATGTTGTAATAATAGAATAATTTCAGCACATGACTATTCTATATATTGTTATGACGCAAATGAGCCTTTTATTTATAATAATATTATAAATGGCTCAGGAAATGATGCAATATATGTATTTAATACTCAATATCCAATAATTCAAAGTAATTCAATTTTTGATTGTTATGGTGGCGGGATTGTTTCTACATATTATTCAAATTATGCCATGATAGAGGGAAATTTTATAAGCAATTTAGCAACTGGGAAAATAGCAATTTCTGTTAATCAAGCTCAAGGACCTAGTATTATTTCAAATTATACAACAGGAACGTATGAATGTATATCGGCAACAATAGATGCATATAACGTTCTAATAGCAAATAATTATTCTTTATATGATAATTATGGTATAAATTGTGGTTTTAATGCTCCTACAAATAGTTTAATAACAAATAATTATTTAATATTTAATACACCTGATTCATCAGGTATTACTATTTATGGAGGCAGAACATCTGTTTGTAACAATTTTATATATTCTGGAGGCGGTCCAGGAATTCAATTAAGTAATGATTCACCAGATTGTTTAATTTCTGGAAATTATATAGAGAATACCTCTGCTTGGACAGCAATTATTATTAATGGTGGGTGCCATAATACTGTTATATCAAATAATAAATTACGAAATTTAGGAGCAAATGGTATAAAATTATTTACAAATTCATTAGGAGGTTCTGACAATGTAATTATTTGTAATAATTATTTAGATACTATTGTTAAACAAGGTATTTCTTTAGTTGGAGATTGTAATTTTTGTAATATTTTTGGTAATTATATTAAAGATATTAATCAAGAATCAATTTCAATATATTGTAATCCATTAGGATATTCTTGGGGTAATTTAATATTTGGAAATTATTTATATAATAATGTTGCTATTTCAAATACATATTCAATACTAGTTCAAGGAGGAACATATGGTACGAACGATCATACTATAATTTTTGGAAATTACCTTTTAAATAATCATATTGGAGCTTACGGTTTGGGAGGAATTTTTGTAGAATATTCTAATGGATCTGTAATAGATAATAATTGGATATTTTATGTTGATGGAAATGGAATTAAATTAGATTATTCAAATTATAGCAAAATAAGTGGAAATTATATATATTATCCTGATACTGGTACTGCAGGAATTTTTACAGATACTAATACTAATAATATTCTTGTATCAAATAATTATATTTATAGCCCAAAAGCCTGTCATGGAATAAAAATATCAGGTTTGTTATATAATGCAATAATTGGTAATTATATAAAAGATGTTAGTTATAATTTTGCTGGTATATATATTTCTAGTTCTTGTACTAAAATGATAGCGAATAATAATTTTGTAACAACATTTTCTGGAGTATATGCTTTTGATTTCCGTGCAGTTGATTCATCATCTTTTAATGGGAATATGTGTGTGAACCCATCAAGTGGCTCAAATGGTATGGGTTTACAAAATTGTAATAATACACTGGTAGTTGGAAATTATTGTTATGGCGGCAGTGATACTGGTAGTACTGGATTTGTAATTGATAATCCAACTCCAAATATTACTGCAACAGGAAATCTTTCTAGAGGAAATACTATGCCGACTAGTTTTGGAAGTGGAAATGCCATTGATACTGCTGATTGTAGATATGTTGCTTAAGGAGTAAAAAATGTATATAGTTAAAAATATATATAAAAATGGAAAAGATAAGGACGGATATTGTTTTTTTGATAAATGTGAAAATCATCGTAATGGATATGAAATTCATTTTTATAAAGATAATGATTTAGTTGAAATATTTTTTATGAATACTACGCAAGTTGCACAACTAAAAGATACTGAAAAAAAAATAAATACAGCAATAAAAACATTGGAACTGGCGGCTAGATTTGAAAATTTAGTACAGCCTAAAATTATTGAGCGTTTAAAAAACTTATATATAAAAAAAGAAATTGTACATAATCTTAATAAAGCAATATCTCCAGAAGAACAATTTGATGAATACTATTCTGAATCAAAAAAAAAGATTATTACTATAAATGATGACAAATTAGAATTTACAGGGAGAAAATAATGTTAGATAAGGAAACACTTTTAGAGATGATAAAAGAACAGGAACAAACTGTTCAAAAAGCAAAAGAACAGCTTAAAAAATTATATACTCTTGCTACAGAACTGAATATTAATGTTGAAAAAGTTATATTTGATTCACCACAGACTTCAGTTAAATTAGAAATGGAAGCAAAAAGAAAAGAATTGATTGACAAAATAGATAAAATAAGGAAAGAAGCTCTTGCTCAAACGCAACAGGCTATGTCAATAGCACAATCTGGAATATCTTCTATAGCAAATGTACCAGGAATATATGGAACTGGAAATTTACAAAATACTATAAATATGCCATCTAAAAATGAATTTATAAAAATGACAGAGAATTTAAAAAGTAAAAATGAAAAAAAATAAATATAAAAGCTATGATAAAACAAAATCAAGAAAATGGAATTTGGTCTTATTAGTATTTTGGGTTTCTTCTTTAGCTTTTTTAATACCGCCATTATTAAGTATTTTTATTTTTAAAGCTGAAATCCCATTAGTTATTCTTAGTGGAATTGAGTTTATTTCTTTAAATACTTTAGTGGTATCAGCATATTTTGGAGCTAATGTTACACAACATCATATAGAACTTAAAAATATACCAAATAATAGATGTTTTAATAAAGAAAAAATAGAAATAAAATCAGAAGAAGAAGAAGAAGAAGAAGAAGAAGAAGAAAATGATGATAATAAAGAAGCTTAATAAATAAAAAAATATATACATTGAATAGAATAATTTAAAAATAATAAATTGGAGATAGGTAAATAAATGGTTGATAGCAAATATCCGATACAATTAGATACAGATGTTGAACTTGAAAAAGTTGATGATAATATTACTGAAATTGGTGGTTCAGCAATAAATTCTCTTAGAAGTGCTATTTTTAATATTGAAGAAACATTAGGTATCAATCCACAAGGAATTGCTTCAGATGTTACTACGCGGCTTAATAGGGCGTTAAATCCTGATGGATCAATAAAAGCTTCAGCGTTAGCAGCTATCGCCCTTGTGACTCTGCCAATTGTGAATAGTATGATTGCTTCCAATGCTGGTATTGAAGAATCTAAATTAGACTTGGATTACGGAACAGCTTGGCTTAAAGCGCAACATGATAGCAACTATGCTTTAATTATAAGCACAATGGACGCTCTTGCTATTGATATAGGACATTTGACAGCACATACTTCTCATTCATCAACTTATGGTAGACATCGCACGAGCGATATTGATGGTTATTCTGGTACTTCGTATGATGGATATAATCTTCAAGGAATAGTAAATGATCTAAATACTAGGATTATAAATCACCTAGCTGATCCGGTTGCTGCACATGTTGCCTCTGCAATATCTTTTGATGATACAGGATTACCAATATTTGCTAATAATGTTCAAGATGCTATTGAAGAAACTGCTAGATATATAGAGGGCGCAACAATATTACATCAAGATAGACAGCACAGTAATGGAATATTACAAGAACAAGATGTAACATATAACGAAACAAGTCATTCATATACAATTGTTCCATCTTCTGTCCTATATGGAGTAAGTGCTGGATCAACATTTATAAGATATATAACATTACCAACAAATTTTGGTTTGATAACTCGTGGTGACCGAGTTGATATTTTGGTAGGTGGGACTACAACATGTACTAGGTACGTTGATAGTACTGATCCAAGTTCAGCAGTAATTAGATTTCTAGTTCCATTACAAGTTGGTGGAACTGCTAGCGCAATTGTTTATAAAAAGCCGGACGAATTTTCTGCTCCATCTTCTTTAAATTTTGCAATTAGAAAAACAAATATAAGTTCAATTGGTGGTTCAATTATTCAGGTAATTCATCCGGGTTCTCCTTATGTACTAAGTAGTAATATCATGCCGAGAAACTTATCAACATCTAATAAGAATATAAAGTTAACTTGGGCAAATGGATATACTTCTGATATCGATGTATATACACTGTTGAATACTTTTAGTTCATTAAGTAGTACTTGGACAGTTGAAAATCTATCTTTAGTTTTAAATGAACAATTTGCTAACGATCATTATCCGTTCATTTCCTTTGTTTATAATGGAGAGCTTGGTATAGCTTTTGACGAACCTGATGGTTATATGATTATTAATTCGCCAGCAAGTGACTCCGCTTGGACTGTTTTAGGATTTTCAACTGGCGATGTTGGATACGCATTAAATCGCAGATTCTATATTGACGGTTATGAGTTTACAGGATTAAAAAAATTAGTTGATGCGACTGGGACTGTAGCCGGTGGCGGCACTAAAACCATAGAGTCTATTAGCCAAAACATATTAGCAAATGGTATACAAGTTCCTGAACTATTAAGAATAAAAAACACTGTTACTGAAGATGGAACTTATGTTTGTGATCAGATAAATAATAGCACGTCTCTTAATATTGAGTCTAACTTAACTCCAATAACTTCATTAAATATTGTTGGTTATGCCGATACTTTTGGAGTTAAGTCAATATCTAATCAAACTTTATTTGAATTATTTGTTGAAGGAAGTGACTTATCTGATGCGCGATTTTTTGGTTCTTCAAGATTAGAATATTATAAAGAGCCAGTAATATCTTCTCAGGATGCTTCACAATTTTTTAATGTTGTTGATATATCTAGAAATTTTCCAGCAAGTTCTGTTAGATTAGCATACACTATTGTAAGTGGAACTTATATAGTACAACTTGGATATAGAGGATCTGGATCAACAGTAATAAACGGTGGAGAAATAGTAATACTTCCAATACCATCTATACCAGGACATCGCTTTAAAGTTTATACTATAAATGGTACAGATTATATAGAATTTGAAGTGATTCAGAATTATATAACATTATCTAGTGATAATGCTATAGATATAGATGTTTATGCAAGACAAAGTGAAGAAAGATATTTACATATCGGAAAGGTTTTACATAATAAACAATATTTTAAATATCTAGAAGATAGAAGATTATTTGGAAACGTTGGAAGATATGATGTACGAACTGATTATACAAGAGATTATATTACGTATCCAAGATCTTTAGTTCGTAGTGGTGGTGTAATTAGAGACTGTTCATTAACTTATACAATTGGTGCCACAAATTGTTTATATAATGGTGGGCAACTTTTAGTTAATGGCATGATTATTGATACTTCTAAAATTTCATTTTTGATACCTAACGATGGCTTAGCTACTTATAATTTATATGCCGAAAGTAATGGACTTATTAAGTTATTAAAAGATAATCAATATGTTACTGGAAAAATTTCAACATTTTCTTCAACTGAAATATTAAAAAGTCAAGATAAAACTTTGTTATATGTAATTTCAGTAAATTCAAATAGCCAAATATCTAATGTTTTTGATGTTAGAAAATTTATAAATAATTTAGATAACAAAATAGAATTAATTATTGAAGATCAAGAATATGTTGAAGGTAAAACATTATTATATGGAACATTTCATGATTTACAATCTGCTGTAAATTATATAAATATATTACAAACAACTTCTTCTTCAGTTCCGCAAATAATAAAAATACGTGGAAATGTTTATTTAGATTCCGCTGTATTTTTGCCTTTTGGAACTCTTTTAGTAGGAGATGGCCGATTTGGAAATGCAAAAATTGTTTTAACATCTAGTTCAGCATATATATCTTGTACATCTGGTTGTACAATTCGTGATATAAATTTCTATACTGCTCTTTTTCCATTAAATGGCTTTATTTCTTCATCAATTGGATCTAACATTTTAATAGAAAATTGTACTTTTAGTGCTGATACTTATAATTCAAATAGTATCGGTATCAAGTTTATGAGCGTTTCAGATGTAAATATAAAAAATTGTTTTTTTTATAATATGTCTATTGCTATTTTTGGTGATATTAGTGTAACTACTACAAATAATGAAAATTATTATATTTCAAATAATTTATTTAATGATATAAGACAAAATATTTTATATTTAAGTGGTATAATAACAAATACGAAAAATATATATTTTTCTAATAATATTATAAATAACACATGTCTTGATTCAGCAAATTTAATAAATATTGGACAAGTTAATGGATTATATATATCTGGAAATATTTTTAATTGTACGGCAACAACTGTCGCTTCTGGCGCTGCGATAAATATTACTGGAGTTTCAAGAAATATTAATATTTTGGATAATGTTATTATTAATACTCCTGCTTCTAATGAAGGTTTAAAATATGGTATTTTATTAAATGGAACTGATTTGCTATATAATAGTATAAGTTTAAGTACAATTTTAAATAATAAAATTTATTACTTTTTTGGTGGGTCAAGTATTGGTGTTTCATTAACTAAAGTATCATGTAGTATAATAAGTACTAATGAAATAGTTTGTTGTAGAACATCTGTTAATATAGATACCAGTTTTGAACTAATTATAACAAATAATTTTTTAACTAGTGGATGGCTTTTAGATTTAATTTCAGCAGAGGCTCCTGTACTAAAAATTGATGGAACATCTCCTTTTGATGGAAATATAATAATTTCAAAAAATGTTTTTTTACACTGGTTAGTTCAAAATGCTGGATTGCCAACTCCAAATTCGTTAGTTGAAATAACTTCAAGTGGAGGTTATGGACAAAATTTCATTAATGATAATTTTTTTATTGTTAGAACGACTAATTTAAATAATATTGGATCATATCCTATGTTAAGTAATGCAGCATATTCTTGTACAATTTCTAATAATATATTTTCCGCTTCATCAACTCTTACTTCTGGCATTTCTTACATAACTTCAATTATTAATTCTACTGGAGATAATTGTTTAGTAACAAATAATAATTTAATTGATACTAGCTCATCTGTATTTAGAAATAATATTACTGGAACTAATAGTGTTGATTATATGAATAAAGGTGGAACATATACAGCAGTTATACCTATGACAAATGCAAATATATCGTATACAGCAACACATAGCGGTTCATATTGGTTTGCAGGTTTGCTTCCTAGTTATATGAGTGGAATTTATGTAGCAGATTTTTATGAATTTGGTGGAATTGAATATACACAAAGAGATGTTCCTATTGGTTCGATAATAGAGAATGTCCAAGTTTATATATTTTTTAATGGTATTGTTACAGGTGATGTTTCTTTTATATTAAGAAAAACATATTGGAATAGTCCATCATCTGGAATTAATGTTAGTAACACTGTAACTCCAATTATTAGTGGTAGCTCTGGTTATCTTACGGTTACATTATACCCAACTATAACAACTAACATAAATAATAATGAAATACATTCAGTAATGTTTAATACAAAATCCAGTTCAATAAGTGGTATATTTATTATATATGGGGCATTAGTAACATATATTTTATAAGGAGTTAAGATGACAGAAAAGTCAGGGTTAGAAATGATAGAAAATATAAAGACTCGGTTAGAACTAATTGAGCGACGATTTGCAAACATGGAATTAATGATAAAGGAATTATTAAATCGTACAAATAAAAATGAACACTTAGAAACTTCTAAACCAATGATTTTAGCAACAGCAGAATTAACAAAAACCATGGTTGTTCCACAAAGTTGTACGTGTCTTGCTCCAGTTAAAACAACTATTGGTCAAACAAAACAAGAAGTAAAAATTGGTGATTCGCCAGTTAATTTACCAGCTGTAAACTCTGATGGTAAAATAAAAATTCTTGGTCAAATAAAAAACAAGGATGGGCGACTTGTAAGTGGAGTAAATGTGAAAGTTTTTAATAATAATAATAAAATGATAAAAGAAACAAAAACAAATCGAGCTGGCGAATGGATGTGTTTATTACCAAGTGGAAAATATAAAGCTGAATATTTCCTAGAAAATATGGTGAATGACAATGTTAATTTTAATGCTTTGCCGGGACAAACTTTAGTGCGAGTAGCACAGCCTATAAATAGAGAGGGATAATATGAAAGAGGTTTATAGCAGATGTGGAGAAAGTAAAAATAGTTAAATAATGATATTTTTTGTTGTTCTTATTATTCTGTACCAAAATATTTTTGTAGTTTTTGTAAAAGAGAAAAAATAAATTCATTTAAATCTGGATAATGGTCAGAAAGTTGTAAAGCGTATTATTACAAATATATATAATAAAACGGAATAATTATGTTCACTTTGTAATAAATTTTAATTATAGTAAAAAATTGACGGGATAAGCAAATTTATAAAAATACTATACGAGCCAAAATAAAATTTATTCGTTATGTGGAAAATTATGTAAGGTGGCAAAATAATAAATAAAATATATACGGAATATTATGTGACACCAAACAAACTTTGTTTTTTTTATGTAATAAAATAAAACCAATTCATTGTAGAAAACCTGAAGGCAATTTGTGTACAGTTTGTTATACTAAATATGGCTCAAAATAGATTCAATTTTTATATTAGATATTTAATTAGATATAGGACAAAAAAATTCTTTAAAATCTTATTTAAAATTTGGGTAAAATTTATAAAAAATATATAATTAATATTTAAGCAATATTAAAATTTTTAGGTCAATACCCTGATAATAGAATAGAATGTTACATTAATCACTTTTTCCGTTAATTGCTTTTAATTTAAATAGTATCGATTATATAAAGTGGTTTATTAATGGTTTAAAATAATAGAATTTGAAAAAAAATAAGAAATATGATCAAGAAAGTTTCAAAATTATATTTCTTTATTTGAGGTGGCAAATGGCAACAAGTCATAGAGTTTATTCAGATCTTTTTAATTATACAGATTTTACTCGTCAAGTTGCTGTAGCACAAAGTAAAAATTTGCTAATAGATGTATTACGAGACTATTTTAGAAATGATACCATATATCGTTTTGAAACAGATGGTTGGGGATTTCCATTAACACCAAATCTTACAGATGTACCGCCTGATATACAGGAAAAAAGAACATCTAGGATTTATATAGGAGATATATATAGGGCAGACAAAAGATTTTTTCCATCTATAACTATTAGATATTCTTCTGGTAGATATCATCCAGTAAGTTTTAATCAAGATGTAACTAGTAAACAATACAGATTAGATTTAGTCATTGACGGATATGGAGAAAATTCTTATATAAGAACTCCAACGCACTATTTAGTTTGTGGTGCTTGGGATCAAAGTTTTGATATTTTAATTGCTGCTGAATCAATTCCTGATAGAGAGGAACTTACAGATATAGTATCTGGATTTTTAATTGGAGCTATTAGACAGGAGCTTTATGAGGCTGGTCTTTTCATTAAATCTGTAAATTTGGGTGGAGAAAAAGAAGAAGATTTCGCAAACGATAAAATATATATGCAAAGTATTACTATAGATACATATTCTGAATGGCGCAGAGAAATTCCAATAGATGCGAATTCTTTAATCGATGCTATAAACTTTTGTTTTAATTATGGTCTATTTACTCAAGATAGATTCACAACAGACAAAACTACAATTACTTTTGAGGATAGTATTAGAATTAATGTGCCTTAATTATTGGCCCATTTTCTAATAGCACAGCAATTAAGACAAATCATAATATAATCTTGAAGTTCGATTTTTAATTTATTCAAAGACATATTTTTGGTCTTACTTAGTTGATAAGTGTGCCCTTCTTTATAGAACTCGTATACTGGTATTGGGAAAAACCCTTCGCAGTCAGCGCAGCAGCCGCCTCGTTCTTCAATAATTCGTTCTAATTTTTCTTGTAATTTTAGATTTTTAATAACTTTTTGGCATTCTATACAATAGCTAAATGGGCGGCCACTATCTTTTCTAGCATAGAATTCTTTTTTATTTTTTATTTTAAGACAACGAGCACAAAAAGCCTCGTCTTTTTGTAATTCCACAATATAACTTCGAGTGTTTCTTGAGCCTAGCGGAGAGCAATCAGGACAAAATTTTCTGCTAGTTAGGCTATAATTTTTTCCATCTACCTTAATTTTATTGGGAAACTCATTTCCACAGTTTTTACACTTTGGCATTTATAATTACCTCATATTATTATCTAAATGTAAATTTATTGATAGTTTAAAATTATTCTTTTAATACAAATATTTATCTAAAATATAAAATAATTAAATCTATCAATAAAAAGACATATTCGTGAAGCTGTCGGCTATGTATTCGACAGTAAAGCAAGAAATTTAAAAATATTTCTTGGAGGATTAGTTTAAATGGCAAATGTTCCTGGCATAGTTGGATATATACAACCGCAAACAATTTCAAGGGTTCGAACTCTTACCAAAGCAGTTTCTGTTCCTGGTGGTTTAAGAATTATTAGTATTCAGGGTGAAGGCCGTCGCGAAGAAATTATTGTAGATTCTGCTGTTGGTAATGGAACTGATGGTTTCAATCCAGATTTTGTAACACAATCGGATGGATACGGAAGATATTTTAGACTATCTCATTATCCGATAGTAGAAAATAGAACAGATTTGTATCTAAATGGTTCTCAACTTAGAATTGTTGAAGATGTTATAGATAGTTCTACTTTTTCTTATGAATATGATGCTAAAATAGATCCAGATACGGGTGAAATAGAATTACAAAGAGCATCTCTTGTTGATTTTGGTGGTGGTAAATATTATGAAGCCTCTACATCAAACTCTGGCGATGGGTATTTTAGCGGATTAACTCTAGCTGATGAAAATGCTCCTGAGGAAGTTTGGACTATTCGTTGTGTAAGCGTATTGCTTGATAGTTATGGCGCTGCTATTAGATATCAAGCAACATTTATTGCTAGTGGATCTTTAAGTGGTCAACTTAAGGATGCTTATGGCCAGCCATATCTATGGAAAAGCGATTGTCACGCAATAAGCAATGGAATAATTTCTTTTGCTATTTGTAACCCCTCTCCATATGCAATTTTTGAAAAGGGCGATAGATTTAGTATACAAGTACAAAGTCATGTTCTTCAAAAGCAAGATCAACTTTCTGCTAAATATATTGCTGTTGCTGATCTTAATGATCCAGAAACATTTGTTGACCCAAATACTCTTTTTGTTAAGCACGGCTATCCAAGTGTTAGTAATGCATTATCTCTTGGTGCTCAATTAGCATTTTACAATGGTGCTACAAGTGTACTAGCAATACAAGCGAAGCCACCTCTTCCAAGAAGAACATCTGATATAGTTCTTCCTGTAAGAGATACTATTAGTGGTGAGTCAGGTGCTTCTGGAAATTCTGATGAAGAAGATTTAATCTTCTCTATTACAGCTCCTGGAAAACCAGATATTGATACAGAAGTACATTTCTTTGTACTCAATACTGATGGAACAGAACAACAGATTTTCCCAAATAAAGTGAATTTTTATGATCCAGATTTAACAGACTATTTTGCTGCTTATGAGCGAGATCCTTCAAATACTCTTCTTTGGGATAATTTTATGAATCCAGGTACTAGTGGATATGAATATAGTTATACCGTTGTAAGCGATCTTAAAGTGGAACAATCATCTGATGATGGCATAATAGCTCCAATTGGTATGGGATCAACAGCTACTTTTACTAGTTCAAACATCGTTTTGAGTAGTTCTTTTGTTGGTAAGCTTATTGATGTACATAATACAGTTACAGCAAACCTTGGTAGATTTGAAATAACTGCTGTTGCAAGTCAACATAGTTGTACAATTATAAGAACTAGTGGTTCTTTCGTAACTGAAACAGATATTAGATGGCAGTTGCTACCAGCAGATACTGTTGCTTCCGAAACTTCTCAGAGAATTCTTTTTACTAAAGATTTAGCTTTAGCTAGATATAAGGGACTAAGAGTTACTTATATTGATCAAAAAGATGCAGACTTCTTTGACCCAAATTGGTCTGATGTGCTTGATGTTCTTGAAACACAAGACGTACAGATTGTTGTTCCACTTCCGGTACAAACAATTTCGGCTATTCAACAGGCTTTTAAAGTTCATGTTGAGAAAATGTCTACAACTTATTATAAGCGCGAAAGATTGCTTTTTACAGGCGCATTGCAAGGTTTGACAGTTGCTAATGTTCTTGGAACTTCTTTAGCTGCGGTTGAAGATATTGGGTTGCTAGAAGGAATTCAGGGCGAGAGTACAGAAGATATTCTAGAAGGAAACATTGAAGATCTTGCTGATTATGGAGTAGCAGATAATTTTGGTGGAAGTTTTAGAGTTGTTTATTTCTATCCAGATGAAATTATTGCCGTAGTCGGTAGTGAAAGAACAACTTTGCCGGGATTTTATATGGGAGCTGCAGGTGGTGGCTGGTTTGCTGGCGAAGCAAATATTGCTATGCCAATAACTATGAAAACTTTAGTTAGTTTTACTATTGCTAACAATAAAGTATTTAAACAGGATGTTCTAAATCAACTTGGTGCTGCTGGTATTACAGTTTGTCAGCCTATTTCTGGTGCAGTTCGTGTATTACATGGGAAAACTACAACCCAAAGTGGATATCCAGAAGAAGAAGAAGTATCAATCGTTTTTATTAGAGATCAGTTGGCACGTACTATGCGCCAGGTATTCCAAATTTTTATTGGACAGCCAGAAGATTCAACATTGCTCCCAAGTTTAACAGCTAAAGCGCTCGGTGTGCTTAATCAGTTTGTTTCTCAAAACTTAATTACAGCCTACAGAAATCTTTCTGTAAAGAGAGATACAGTAGAACCGAGACAGTGGAATGTTGTTGTTGAAGTACAGCCAAACTACCCAGTAAACTGGATTTTCATAGACATAAGTGTTGGATTATTCTAATAATGGAGTAATAAATGCCTAAGACAGAGAAACCAAATTATGTTGAAATAAGCCAAGAATATTTAAATGGTTTCTCTGTTAAACATCTTTCTCTAAAATATAAAATAAAAGAAAGAACTTTAAGAAGCAATTTTGAAAAACTTAATATTAAAAAATATCAGAGAAGTTATGGAATATTTTCTACATTTAACTCAACGGAATGCTATTGGGCTGGTTTTTTGGCTGCCGACGGCTGTGTTTATGAAAATAGAATTATTTTGGAACTTCAAATTAAAGACCTTAACCATTTAAACAAATATTCTTCTTTTGTTGGTGGACATAATAAAATAACTATAAAGAAAAATAGCTGTTTATTTAGATTTCGTTCGTCTGAAGTGGGGCTAAATCTAAAAGAAAATTTTAATATTATTCCAAATAAAACTTTTTATGGTGTAAAGCCTCCCGATAAAATACCAAATAACGAAATTAGGCATTTTATTCGTGGATATATAGATGGAGATGGAAGTATATTTTGGTTTGGTACATTAAGATTGAAAATAACATCTTCATTATTAGAAATTTTAGAATGGTTTAACTCAATATTTAGTAATAAATTTAATTTAAATAGTAGAAAATTAAATTTGTATAAGGGAGTTTATAATTTAGTATATAGTGGCCAAGATGCTATTAATATTTTAGAATGGATATATAAAGGCACTAATTTATATTTAGATAGAAAATATTATAATTTTTTAAAATATAAGGAAAAATATATTTTGAACAAGGTGTTAAATGATATATCCTAATTCCGGCAGTGCTCTCGGTTCAAACATAAATTCGGGGCTTTCAACTCAAATAGTTATAAAAGTTGGCAGTACTACTGTCGGAGCAATACAAGCTTTAACTATAAACCAAAACAGAGAGCTTTGTGTATGGGAAGAGATTGGCACCGAAGGAATTATAGAAATACATCCGAAAAACGCAACAAAAATAGAGATTTCTATTCAAAGAATAGTTTTTGATGAGCTTAGAGTTCTAGAATCATTTGCAAGAGGTTTTATTAATTTACAAGCTCAAAGAGTTCCTTTTGATATTCATATAATAGATATGAGTACAGCCAATGATGTAAGTAATGCTTTAAGCCACATATGTCATAATTGTTGGTTTAAACAGTATAGTACACCATATAATGCAAATAATTTCTTAATAACAGAAAGTGCAAATTTGGTTTGTGAATATATAACTTCAATGAGAAATGCACAAAATGCTTCGTATGGTGGTTTGAAAGGAATATCATACGAATATGATACAATAGAAAGAAATACGGATCTTACAGGAAGACGTGGTAGATTTAGTTCTACTGGAATTTCAAAATAGAGAATTTATGATAGATAAAATTATAGAAATGTATAAAAGTGGAGTTAGTTCTACTGAAATAGCAAAACTGCTTAGAATTAGTAAAGCAAAGATATTGGAAACATTACATATAAATAATGTAGAGATGAGACCTAAAGCCGCTAGTAGAAAATACGGATTAAATGAAAATTCTTTTTCAAAAATAACGTTAGAAAGTTGTTATTGGGCAGGATTTATAGCAGCAGACGGAAATATTTATAATAAATATTTAAGTATAGAGCTAAACAACATTGATGAAAAACATTTACAAAAATTTAGAACTTTTTAAAATACTAATATAAAAATATATAGTAGAAAGAGGAAAAAAATTTGGATTTTTAGAGTACAATTGTTTAAAAATTAGTTCAAAAAGAATAGTAAATGATTTAGAAATAAATTTTAATCTTTTGCCAAGAAAATCTTTGACTTTAGAGCCGCCAGAAATTTTTGATGATTTTGCTAGACACTACATACGCGGGTATTTTGATGGGGATGGTTGTGTTGGGTTCGATATGTATTTTAAATTAACTTTTGTGGGCGGCTCTATTAAAACATTAGAATGGATTAAGAAAAATATTGAAAAAAAGTGTTGAGGTGGGTAACCCCAGCATACACATAAAGAAAAACACTAATACGTGTTACTTATCATATCACGGAAAACAAGTTATTGGTATTTTAAATTGGTTGTATAAAGATTGTGATGTGAATTATTTAGAAAGAAAAAGAACAAAATTTATAAGTCTTTTGGAGGATTAACATATGGCCACCTATCCATCAAGTGGTTCGACACTTACATCAAGAATTTCTACTGGGCTAAGCACTCAAATTATTGTAAAAGTTGGTACTGATACTGTTGGTGCTATTCAAAACCTTAGTATTACTCAAACAAGAAATATTGAAAGGGTTAAAGAGGTGGGTTTGGATGGTATTTTAGAGGCGGTCCCAAACCAAGCTACAACTTATGAAGCTACACTAGAGCGTATCGTTTTTGATCGCTTAAGGCTGCCGGAAGCTTTTATGAGAGGTTTTATTAATATTAAATCTCAATTAATTCCGTTTGATATTTTAATTATCGATCAAACAAATGGAAGTGGAGATGGTGCTGTTGTACACACTCTTAAGAATTGCTGGTTTAATAGATATAATCCTTCTTATAGGGCTGATAATTTTATCCTTTCTGAAGGCGCATCAATAGTTTTTGAGGATATTTATACAACTCTGGGTAATTCGAGCGCTAATGCGGCTCAGGGCGGCTCTCGTGGTGTTAATTTTGAGGTTAATGAGCGCGAGCGAGCTACTGACCGTGGTTCCGGTGGAGCTGGTGGCGGTGGTGGATTTAGAGGCACATTGGATGTTTCGTCTCTTATAAATCAGGTATTCGAGAGTTAAAAAAAATAATGAGAAGAAAGAAAACGATTGAAGAATTTATAAATGAGGCAAATAAAGTTCATAATAATAAATATGACTATTCTAAATATATCTACATTGATTATAAAATGAAGGGTATAATTATTTGTCCAAAACACGGAGAATTTTTACAAAATCCCTCTAATCACTTATGTGGATTTGGCTGTCAAAGATGTAAAGGTGACAAATTAAGAGAGTTGCGCGGATTTACAATAAAACAATTTATAGAAAAATCTAATAAAATACATAATAATAAATATAATTACTCAAAATTTATTTATATAAATAACAATACAAAAGGAATTATTTTATGTCAAGAGCATGGAGAATTCGAACAGATTCCTGCCTATCATTTCAAAGGACAGGGTTGTCCAAAATGTGGACGAGATAAAGCTATTCAAAGTAGAACTTCATCTGAATTGGAATTTATAGAAAAAGCAAATCTCGCTCATAATAAAAATTATGATTATAATAAAGTTTCTTATGTAAATGCCAGAATTAAAGTTTGTATTATTTGTCAAATACACGGAGATTTTTATCAAACGCCAGATTCACATTTAAGAGGAAATGGATGTCCAAAGTGTTGTCACATAGTATCCAAAAAATCTCAGATTTGGTTAGATTGGTTTAATAATCCAAATATAGTTAGAGAAAAGTTTATTTATGTTAATAATAAAAAATATATAGTAGATGGAGTTGATTTTACAACAAATACAATTTATGAATTTTATGGTGATTTTTGGCATGGTAATCCTAATATGTTTAAAGCAGATGAAATCAACCTTGCAAACAAAAAAACTTTTGGACAATTATATAATAATACTATAAAAAGAGAAGCTGAATTAAAACTTGCTGGATACAATTTAGTTTGTATTTGGGAAGAAGAATTTGAAAGTTAATCTTCGTTGGGGGCGGTTGAACCGCCCCCAACTTTTCCTTCCCCGAGTGAAAGATGGAATACCTACCATTTATTTTTGTTAGTTTTTTATTTTCAAATCAAATTAAGAGGTGAACAATGGAATTGCGCCATAAGTCTTTTGGTGCCGTAAGCACGCCCCAACAATCAGAACAAAAAGAACAAACTCCAGTAGTTGATGATTTGCAATCATTAATTGAACTTGGTTGTGTCAAAGATAAAGTTCAACTTGGAACACTTAATTTTCAACTTCGAAGTTTGAACGCAACTGAGCGACTTGAGCTTGGAAAGTTTCTAGGTGACAACCCAACAGGCGATATGTTATTTCAGTTTAATATTAAACTATTAGCTTTGAGTATTGAGTCGGTAAATGGAAAACCTTTAGAATCTTTCCATCCGTCTTATAAAACTAATGTAGATGTAATTCAATTGCGCGAAGAAATCATATCTTCTATGCAGGCTCCGGTAATTACTAAGTTGCTTGAGTTTTATAATTCTATTGCTGAGCGTAGCGATGCTCAATTTGGATCGGAACAAATAAAAAACTAGCTCAGTCGCCATTACATAGGCTGCGATGGCGACTTTGTAAAGAATTAAAAGTTCCAGTAGATGATAAGTTTTTTAGAGATATAAACAATGCTCAGCTTATTTGGTACCAAACACAAATAGGTTTAGATGAAAATGAACAATATGAGTTGTTAAGAGATGTTGCGGAGCACAACGCTATGTTCTGGAATCCTGAAGGTGTTGACCAAATAAGAGAATCAAGGAAAAATACTTTTACAACAAATACAGAGGATTTTGAAGAATCTGTTAAGAGTTTGTTTGGTAGAGAAATGACACCCGAGGCGCCAGCTGTAATGGATTTAGAACAAGCTTTGCGTCAAGATTTAAAACAAGATAAAGCAAATCCGTATTTAAATATGGATTTAGATGAAATTAATTTCACACCTATTAGAGGTAATTAATAAATGGCTGATCCGCTTGATCCCACAAAACTTGCAGCTGATGCTGATGAGGCAACAAAAAAGGTTAGCTCACTAGAAGAAGCCCTAGATGCTTTCAATAGAAAAGCTATTGAATCATCCGAGGATTCAAAGTCTTTAGGAAATGCATTAGGCGCTGCTGGTGAAGGCGCTAAGGCTTTGGCGCTTACTATTGGTGGGGGTCTTAAAACCTCACTAAATGCTATAAAAGAAGTAGGTGAGGTGGCTTTTGCATCGGTCTCAAAATCTGCGAGAGGTTTGTATGATCCACTTAAAGAATCAACAACAATAGCAAATCTTTTTGGCGATGTTGGTGGAAAAGCTATTCGTGGTTTTGATGAAGCAATCAAAAATCTAGTAACTGCGCAGATGACAATGCGCAGCGCTATTGCTGTAAGTGGGCAATCTATAAAAGAATCTGCAGAAGCTATTAAGAATTATCCGCAGGCTTTGCGTGAAATGTCTGCCTATACGGGTTTTACAAAGGGCGAAATTGATAAGTTTAACCAAACTGTTGGGCGAATGATGCCTGAATCTTTGCGCATGGCAAGCAAAGAGTCGGTGGGTCTTAAAGACAATGTGGGTGGAATGGTTCAACCGACAGTTGTTGCTATGACTGCTTTTAAGGCATTTGGAATAGAAGGAGCAGCCGCTGCTAACAAAACTCTTGAAGCATTTTTAAGTTTTAGTCAATCTCCGATAGATACTGCTAGAAATCTTGGAGTTATGGCAGCCGCAGCCAAAGGAACTGGGATTGATTTACAAACAGCACAAGAACAAATTTCTAAATCAAGTAGTTCTTTAGCTATTTTTGGTCGTCAAACGGGAGAAAGCGCTGCAGTTTGGCGTACATTTGCAGAAACATTAAGAGCTGGTGGGGTTCCAATTGCTGAAGTGGGCAATATTGTTGAAAGTGTAACCAAAAGTATTGCTGGTATGTCCATGGAAAATCGTGCATTCATAGGTATGATGAGCGGTTTAACAAAGGGAGCTTCTGCTCTTGGTGGAGCACTAAAGTTAGAACTTGCTATGCGTCAAGAAGGCGGAATGCAAAAGAACTTAGAAGCTTTGAGTGGTACTCTAGCCAAATTTGGCGGCGGAAAAATAATAACATTAGAGCAGGCAGAAAATAATCCTCAATTAGAACAACAATTTGTTCTACAAAGACAAATGTTGGGGAAATTGGGAATGCAGGGTACAGCTGAACAACAAAACAGAATGTTAGAAGTATTACAAAAAGTTCAATCTGGTGGAATGTCTGCTATAGATGCTGATAAGGCTACAAAAGAAATATTCGATAAAGGTAAAGATTTACAACAGGCTTCTTTAACAGCTTTAGAAAGTATTGACCGAACATTACAGGCAACATTTGGTGGAGGAATTGATACCAAACTTGATGATATGAATCAGGGTCTAAAAGGAAGCGGACCGGGTGGGAAAAGTAACTTAGAGGCGTGGCAAACAGCAGCAATTCAGATGACTTCTCCTGACACCAGAGCTATAAATCAGCGAGGAATAAGATCTGCTATGGGCAGAACAGCAGGTGATGTTATAAATACTACACAAAGAGCTGTGCGTATTAGAACAGGTCGGCAAGGAGTTAGAAGAGGTCCGGTTGGGGTTGAACCACTTGCCACAGGTGCTTTAGAGGATTTAGGAGCACAAATTTTTCGTTATACAACGCGAGGTGGCCGACCAACCATGCCAGAAGCGAGCAAAGCTGTTGAACTTCCAGAAAGCTCTCTTCTAAAAGCTTCGGCTCCAGCGGCTACAGCTATTCCGAGTAGGCCAATTTTAAGGTCTAGAAGCCCTGAAGCAGCAATTCCAGCAATAGCAAATCTTTCCGGAACGGTAAGCCGTGGAGATGCTCAAACACATCGTGATTTACAACAATTACTTGAAGCTACACGTTCTGGTCTTGCTCCGTTAAGAGAAATAAAACCACCGACAACTCCAACAAATAAAGTAGCAACAGACCCGACTGCTGCCAGTAGTGGCTCGACTTCAACTTTATTTATTAAATTTGAAGGCGGCGATGAAAATGCAATTAATAAAATAAAAAAGGCAATAAAAGAAGAATTTAATAAAAATACTCTTGGGATATATGGTGATTAACGGAGGTCCCGATGGCTTTTGATAAAGGCGTACAAACAAATCCAAATTCAATTTCAGTTTCAAACAATCCAAATTTGGTTCCGGCGACTTCACGAGAAGCAAATATTATATTACCTGATATTATACAACAAAACCCGGAAATGCCAATTGCTAAGCGAAATAGGCAAACAATAATGTGGCGAGTTCCTGGATTAGGTAAGGTTGATATGTATATCAATCCTCAATCATTAAGAATTACAGAGAAGAAAGTAATTAAAACACAAAGAACTAAAGGTGGATATATTATACAGTATTGGGGCGAAGAGTTGCCCACTGTGAGTTTAAGTGGAACAACTGGAGCTTCTAGTATTGAAGGAATAAATATACTTAGACAGGTCTATCGTGCTGAACAAGATGCTTTTCAGCAAGTAGCTGCAACACTCGCTGATAGACTTCAAGAATATACCTCTGGAGCTTCTTTATCCGGCATAGTAAATCAAGCCGCAAAGGGTGGTATAGGAACTGTTGCTGGAAACTTAGTAAACACTTTGGTAGGCGGCGCTGCCAATCCGCCTCTTTTGCCAACTTTAGGTTCATTGGCTGTTGCGGTTGAAATGTATTATCAGGGCTGGGTTTTTAAGGGATTTTTTACGAGTTTTATTATAAATGAATCAACTTCTCTTGGACCAGGCATTTTTGATTATCAATTAGAATTTACCGTTGTGGATCGTCGTGGTGTTCGTAGCAATATTACTTCGTATTCAAGAAGTCCAGCAACTTTAGATCCTACAACTGGAAGACCGATAGGTTATAATCGAGCAGATTCATCTTCTGTTCCGCTTTCATACAGAGGGGAAAAATAATGGCAATAATTCTTTCTTCCCAAACAAACGTATATTCCGAAAATGTTGTCGGCAACGCTTTAGGTAGTTTTGGAGAAACACTAGGTATACCTGGTTTTCCAAATTCGGGAGGAACTGGTAAGGCAACTTCAGATATATTGGCTGTTCAAGATAAAATGAATAGCGTTTTTAATAAACTACTAGGTCGCTCTTCGGAAGTTTTTGATCCCAATTTTGTAGAAAGTGGGCGTCAGGTTGCTATTGGTAGTGGTATAGAAGGCGGCAAAGGACCAAATATTGAAACCGCAAATACTAGAAAAGTATATACTCAAACGCCACAAGCAAGTATTTTAATAAAGAAAAGAGCCTTTTCTTCTTTACAAGATTTATACAATCCCGCATATATGGACCCAGCAGAAAAGTGGCTAATTCGAGCAACAAAAAGATTAGTTGCTAGAAAATGTAAAATAATGTCCGACTATGAACGTCTTACTAAAATTGAAAAGTTGGTTGATGCTGGAGCAGCAACGAGCGTGATTTTAACCTCTTTGATATCTTCTGGCCAAGAAGAATCTGGTGATGATACTACTTTTAGCTCAATGATAGAATTTCAGAATGTTGTTTTTGATAGACAACCAGTAAAAACTACAACATATTTTGTTGATTCGGATATGCCTTTTCTCGAAGAATTAGGAACTGGTAGTGGAGTTTTTGAATTAACTGCAGTTGCTACTCTTAATACCAGTCTTGGTCTAGAAGGAGATGGAAGTTTTAGTATGAATATTGAAGATCCATATAGAATACTTTTTATTACAGAAGAAGATATTGAAACAGCTATTCGTGAAACAGCTCTTTCCGGAATAAGTAACCAGTTAGATACAATTGCTGGCCAGGCTTTAAATACTGCCCAATCTATGGATTCAATGCTAGCAAAACATCGAAGGGAACGCGGCAAAAGCGAAATAACCATAAATGTTGGATTAAATTTTGGTTCTGGTGTAAATGCTATTATTGATGTAATAGGTTTACAAATAAACTCAAATAATTTAGATGATATTCCCGAAGAGCAGGCGCTTGATAGTACTGAACAAAGATTATTTCTTTCAACCATATCTAATCTTAAAATCTATCAAGAATCAATAAGCAAACGACTTCTAATGGGAATAGATTTGGACAAACAGATTGAAGAAATTCGTGCCCAAATGACATATGCGAGAAACAAACTGCGCCTTTTTTATTTAGGAAAGTCTTTAATTCAGCCAATGGATACTATAAATATTTTCATTGATGGGGGAACTAGACGTGGTGGAGAATGTGAGGACATAGAAAATACAGATATACTTTCTTTTAAGGGAGCAGTAAATTTTGCAGCAAACGCACTTGGTTTAAGAACTACAGCTATAGATGATGACTTGCTTCTAAATGAGTGGCGTCGTGCTGGAGAGTTTCCAGATTTCGAAACATTTAAAAAATTAAGGACTTTGAGTTTATCTACAGAAAGCGGCGTTCATGTTTTTGGCGGTTTTGTAAATCAAGTGGTAGATCAATTTAATGCTGATAGTGGAAGTTATAATATATCTGTTTCTGGTACATCAAACATGGGATGGCTTGATATATCTAGATATAATGCCCAACCTTCTTTGGATCAGACCCAAGGGGTTATGTATGATCCAATGACTCCTTTTGATATTAAGACTGATAAAGCTACTGGTTTGCCAATAGGAAATGTTAAATTAAGTGCTGCAAACCAACAAATGTTAAAACAAGGATGCTATTATTTTAATACCGGGCCAAATATCGGGAAAAAACTTGAAGACACTAAAGACATGAAACAAGATGTTTTGGTTATTGGTAATAATATTATCAATTTATATCAACACGCTCCTGGTTTAGTATATAAGTGGAAAGAGGGCATAATGACAGCTACATATAATTCTTCAACAACAAATCCACTTGATGGAAGTTTATCAACTTTGAGTCAGTTACGACGTGATGTCGGATTCTTTGCATCAAATACTCCCTTTGATAATATGGATGCGGCTAATGTGCTAAGCACATTAATAACAGGTATGCCATATAATGCTGCAACATTTATTCAAAGCGCATTAAATACTGGAGCATATAATCCAGATACAACTTTAAATAGTGGTAAAGATTATTTTCATAGTATATTGAGCATGCAGAAATCTAACACTAAAGCAAATGGTGGTTTTGTACCTTTTAAGTCTATAACTATAGATCCGTTAGATTTAGCTCGCTCCATTTATTATCAGCGCAAAATTTTTGATAAATCTTATGAGCTTTCTCAGTTAAGGAATCAAGAGGCAAAACTTAAAGATCAAATATTAAATATTTCAAAAAATTTAAACGACCCCTCTCTTAAAGACGGTTTAGGTGTAAAATTAAACAGTTTAACTGAAAAGATAAACAACATGGCAACTGATTTATCAGAATTGTCAAAAGGTCAACAGGAACTTGGCAAAAATTTAATTGTGGTTGCCGGAAATGATATATCATTTGATTTAGAAAGTATTACAAACAATGAAGAATATAAGTTGTTTGGAGATAAGTTGGCTTTTGCTGTCCTACGCCGCAGAGAAGATGTAATACGAAATAAGGATAAGAATTATTTTATTGTTTCTGATGAATATGATAAAGATTATGATATTCAGGCTTTTGTCTTGAAATTACGGGAGCGTGCGCCAGATATGTGGAAAAGTTCTTGGCAACCAGTACGTCAACTTTGTAAACAAGTTGCAGAAACTTTGGATTTCGAATTTTTTTGTTCATCTCAGGGCCATATAGTTTTTAGACCACCACAGTACAACAGAACACCTCGCACACTGTTAGAACAAATGTTGTTACTTAATCGCACAGGTGGAATTAAACTTTTCCCAGACTTTTTAACAAGTTTATTTCAAACTAGAGAACAGGCTTTATTTTCACAAATAGAAATGATTGAGTGGGAAATAAGAATGAATTTTGCCTTGTTAGGTAAAAATTCAACACAAGATATTTCATCAACTATAATTGGTAAAACTGGGGCTTATTTTGAATTTCTAACTAATAATGGTAGTTCTTTAGCAGCAATAATAGACGCCAATTTACCATTAAATCCACAGGAAAAAAAACAATTAGGGGATTTAATAAAAACATTAAATTCATCAACGCAATTGATGGTTTCCGGGAGCGGTCTATTCGATGCAATTTCTCAAATAAATTTACAAAATGAAATTATAAATCGTACCACGAACACTGAGAATATTGGAAATAAAAGTGCATATGATAATGCTATTAAAAACCTTTCTACATTAACTGGAAATCCATTAAGGACTTATTTAGAGTATGATAAAGCAAAAGTTGGTGCTACTAAAAATGGAATATCAACTCCGGCAAGTGATGTTGCTAGAATTGTTTCTAATATTGAATCACTTATAAGCCAAAGATCAAAATTAATTCGATCTCTAGGAAAAATGCTAGAACAAAGTATAGAAATTACAACATTAAGTGAGGGTGGAGAATCTTCTGTAAGTAAAACAACCACAAATGTGGATGAACTTCCATCTGGAATATCTGAAAAACTTATTGAAGATGATAGAAAAGATTATTTAGGACACATGTCGGGAGATAGATTTATAATAAAAGATGAAAGTATTTATGAGTGCTCCTTTACTGAGGCTCCTCCAGAAATGACAATTTGTACTATTCAGGGCAGCCAAGCTATAGTTGGTGAATCTGGTGGTATGGCAGGAATGCCAGTATTTACGGCATTTGGGGTTGATTTTGATTTGTGGAGACAATATGGATTTAGATCTGATAAAACCATTGATAAGCCCTTTTTTTCGAGTGCTGATTATCAATGTGCTCCATATGCTGTAATGCTGTTATCAAGACAACGTAAAAATATTGTAACTGGAACAGCTACAGTTGTAGGAAATGAGTTTTATCAACTTGGTGACGTTGTTTATGTTGCTCACAGACAAATGTTATATTATGTTACAAAAATATCACACACTTTTGGATATAATGGCGATTTTAAAACAACTCTTGAGCTTAAATATGGACATCCTCCTGGACAATATATACCTACACCATTAGATCTTATTGGTAAAATGCAGGTTACAAAAGGAAATTCACAAGGCTCATATAGAATTAGAAGAGAAACTCCACAACTTGATGCTCTTATTGGAACAGTGGTTTTTAGTCCTCCAGATAGTAATGATATATTTGTAGGAAAACATTCTAAAAGAAATTATGAGCAATTAGTTAATGCTTTAACTATTGCACAAACTGAGATTGATAAAACAAAACCTTTAACTAGCCCAAGATTATATTGTATGACATTTTTTGGAGAGAGTTCAGTACAACAATCAAGGTGTAAATCTGTACAAAAATGGTTAAGTAACCCTGTAAAGCCCGGCGCTGCAATGGGTGGCCAAGGAGTTAATGGGGTTGGTGGTGGGCTATCTAATACTGTTTCTAAATTTGGTGGCAGTACAGATGTTGGTAAGTATAGAATAGATCCAGGTTTGATAAAAATTCAGACAGTGAGCCAAGATTATCCAACTGATGATGATAAGATATTGTTATCTCAAGGAATAATAGCTTCTCAAGAAACTTTTGTACTAGACCCGCCATTTTTTGGAGTAGTGGAAATAAGATTAAGACAACCACCTATTGGAGGATGGACAAATGAGTAGATTGGTTTCCAACGTACTACGACTAGCAACAGTTGATAAAGTTGATTATAGTAGTGGTGTTGTATATACAAAATGGATGGACCAAGCTGGAGAAGATGGCCCAATAGTAGCTATTCCCCACCCATTTCCGGGTCAAAAAGGAGAGGGTATATATTCAGGTATAAGAAAGGGAAACATAATTGCTCTAGCTATGCTTTCAAACGAAAGATATATACCAGTATCTCTTGTTGCTATTCCTGGTGCTTATGATGACCTTTTATCTGTTTCAGAAGCAAGTTTCGATGATATTGGGTTTCCATATCTAAATGCAGGTGATGTAGTTATTCAGGGGGCTACTGGTGGGCAACTTCGTTATAATTGCGATGGAGATATACTAATTAGCACAGCTTTTGGTGAAGGTATCATTTATGGTGGTGACACCGATGAATCGGTAAGATGTTCTATTGAAACTCCATCTCCACTAGCTTATTCCGTTTCGCATGCAGGTGTTAAGGCAACTGGTTTAGTTCGTAGAGATATGCGTGTAGAAGAGGGCGAAAGTGATTACGCAGATTATCTTATTAGTCTAGATGCCGAAAAAACACTTGAAGAGGTAGGATGGGACGTAACTAAAAGAGTTGCTTATGTTTCAAGAACACCAACCACAAAAGGAAATGCCGCCACTAACGACAAACACTTTAAAAATCCAGCATTTGTTGAAGATAGACAACTCTTGTATGAATTTGGAAAAGACTGGTATGTTAAAGATTTTTTAACAGAATTAAAAAGACTTGAAGATGCTGAAGTTTCTTTAAATAATCCAACAGATAGGGGTGCAAGACGAAGTAATGTTCTTAGTTTATCTCAAACAAATCCGAACGAACTTATTGAAAAAGTAAGCGGCACGTTAGTTGATATTTTTGGAAATCTTCTAACAATAAATAAAATAATGTTGCCTACGCCGCAAGGCACAAAGGCAAATGATTTGCTTAAAGAAATTTTTGAAATAAATCGACATACGGTTGCTTTTCATATGGAAATAAATACCAAAAAAGGCTACGGATATCGCGAAGGAAAAGCAACAACAAAGAAACCCATTTTTCTTGAGGGGTTTCCAAATCCTATGATTTCAGCAAATAATGCTAGAGATCGTAGTCGTTGGGCATTAAGGGTTGATAAAGAAGGTCTTACTACTGTAAATATTCCTGCTACATCTGAAACAGGTAATATCCCTTTATTAACTAGACAAGAAACCTCAAGCACACTAAGCGTAGATGATAAAGGGGCGGTTCATAAAGGACAACGCTCTGATCCAGATGGTTTATATAGAAATTCAAAAAATCAAGATATTTTTCATGATCAGTTTGGACCAGGTGGAATCAAACTTTCAGATTCATCGGTTAATAAAATAGAAAACAGGTTACAAGGAAATAAAACAAGCTGGAAAGATAAAACTGATTCTCAATATTCTTTACCAAAATATATAGAAGCTGGCACAGCTTTTCATGATATTACACAAACTGCCATGTCTCTTCTTAAAAACACTATCAATATTACTGCATCAGATATATTCGATGAAAGTTCTACAATAGAAGCTGACCCACCCGCGATAACAAATGAGGTAGATGCAAGTGTTCCGAAAGCTGAATCATCAAATGCTCAGAGAAACCCAAAAACGGGCTTGGTTGAAGGACAACCAAATGCGGGAGGCCGCAGCGCTCAAATAAACCTTGATGGAAGTTTGGAGATGTCTATTGGAGCAAATACTATCGATAGGGTTTCATGGGTCCTAGACACAGCAGGAGCCATTATAACACGTTTGGGGCGCGATAGGAAGGGTAGAAGCGCAGTTATTCAAGCGGACGGAACTGTAGCTATAGAAATCGGTGGATTTGATTTTGTCGGAGAAGGCGCAAATGATACAGTTGACACTAGATTTGTTGGTAGGGGCGATTCACGAACAACATCTTTGCCGGGCGATCCAAAACGTTATAAAAGTGGCAAGATGGTAATTAAGCTAATGAGAGCAAATCCCTCAGGAACTGGTCCAGATGAAGATGATAGTTTTTTAATCTTAGATGATACTGGTGTAACGCTAGTAACTGCTGGAAGATTAAACTTAATAAGTAAGCTTGATATGACTCTAAAAAGTGAAAGCAGAATTTTGTTTGATGCACCAGTTGTTCAAAATTATATTGATAATCCAAAATTTATTGTTAGGGATGGAAGAATAATGTAAGTAAGGAGAAAATTATGGCAGAAGCTGTTTGTAGTATTTGTGACAAAAACAAAAAAATAAAAGTTGGTTTAAAAAAGAATAGGCCAATTTGTAACTCTTGCTATAATGAAAATAAACCAAAAAGAAAATGTCGTGATTGTGGAGAAATAAGAGCTATTGCTAAAAATATTAACAATGAGCCCATATGCCATAAATATTATAAAAATTATCGAATTCAAAAAAGGTGTGGAATTTGTGGAAATATTGGGCCAATTAGTAAAACTAGTGATAAATTTTGTATTTGTAGAAGTTGTTATCAAAAAACAGCACAGCCAAAAAGAAAATGTGATGGATGTGGCAAAACTAAAAGAATTAGTATAAATGTCGATGAAAAATCTTTTTGTAATAAATGTTATGATAAAAATTTTGCTAAAAAGGTAGAATGTTTTTGCTGTGGTAAAATAGAGCCAATTCATAAATATATTAACTATAATCCAATATGTTTAAAATGTTATGATAAAAATTATAGACCAAAACAAGAATGTTTTAGGTGTCATAAAATAAAGCCCGTTCATAAAATTAGTGATAATAAAAATTTCTGTAAGAGTTGTTATGGTCAGATCCGTAAAGAAAATAACGAAAATTTGCGCTTAGCTTGTTTATTAAGAGAACGAATTAGAAAAGCTTTTATAAATTATTCTACAACTGGTAAAATTAAAAGTTCAAAAGAATATGGAATAAATTATGAAGAAATTTTAAAATATCTGGGCCCTTGTCCCGGCGACAGAAAAGACTATCATATAGACCATATATTTCCTATAAGTGCTTTTAATTTTGATAATAAAACTCAAATTATTATAGCTTTTTCTCCTGAAAACCATCAATGGCTTAAAAAAGAAGAAAACTTAAGTAAAAATAATAAATATAATTTAGATGAGTTTGTAAATTTTTGTAACTTTATAACTAATAAATATAATTTACAGGTGGTAGAATGAGTGTTCCCCAAGTAAAACCAATTAACTTGTTTCCCCAGAAGGGTATGATTCCGACTACTTATTCGGAATACGTTAATAAATTAAAATGTACGTGTCCAGCTGGTGCTATAATCAAGCCATCTCCATTACCGAGTGCAACTAAAAATTTAGGCGATGTTATTTCGGAGCAAGCTCGCTTACTTTCAGGTTTTACGTCTGCATATGGAATGATTACTGTTGTAATAAGGATGATTAGTTGTATTATTGAAGTCCTTTGTGCACTAGTAAATCCGTTTTCCGTGATTGCCGCTATTATTAAACTATTTGGTACTTGTTTACCAGATTTTATTTCGATATTTCCACAGTTAACAATTCCTGCAATTATTATATGTCTGATTAAAATAATATTAGCTATAATTGAATACATACTTACGGTAATAGTTCCACTCATCAATGATATAATAAAGAATATACAAATGTTAATTAATGCTTTTGCTAGTAATAATCAGGACGCACAATTAGCCATTGCTTTTAAAATTACATCTTTATTTAAAGAATTACAAAATATATTGGGCATATTAGCCACTTTGGGTGCTCTTTGGGAGATGATTAAGACCCTTCTTAATTTAGGTATAGGAATTCCTTGTAGAGGAAGTGATGCTTGTTGTAATGATGAAAATTGCCCACCAATTATAAAGAATTCAACAACAATTAGTGGTTCAGATGGAATTCTTAATGTATATTATACTTATGAAATTCCATTAATTTATTTTAGTGCGCCATCCCTTGTAAATGATCTTAAATCAATCAGAGATTTTTTCCCTGCCGGTTTTAATTATGTTAGTGTTACAGATAAAGATAAACTGCCATATGTTCTTACTGTTGAAAATACAGATTTTGCTATGTCGGGTGTTGATTCTGGTGGTTCAGCAATTCTACTTCTAACTGAATCAAGTTACATTACTGATGGTTATTTATCAAATGTTGACATGTATGGTGCACCATTGCCAACGACATGTGCTAGATTTTGTACAAGTAGGGATGCATTTGTTTCTACTTATGAAAATACAAGGTATATTGTTTTGCAGGATAGAAGAGGAGCAACCGAGGCGGCTAATAATAATGGAACTTGGCTTATTAAAGGCATCTATGATGGTTATAGCTCATTATTAGAGAAAACCGGAACCCTTACTTGGTCTTATGGTACAAATTTTAGCGATATCAAATGGTGTATGGCTCCACAACTTGGCTCTAATAAAAAGTATTTATTAGATATTAATCATGAAGAATTAATAAGACATAATTTGATAGGAATTGGTTGCCATCCTGCAGTTAGAGCAACTGTGGCTGGCGTAGAAAATAGATTCCCACAACTTAAAGATACAGTTCTACCAGAACTTCCTGATTTGGATAAGCTTATTTCTGATTTAAATGGATGCTTAACAGCTGTCGCTCCGTTAAATATTACTTCGGATTGGGTCCTTGATAATTATAGTTCTATGGCAACAAATATAGTTGGTCTTCAATCTTGTGTTGCCGACTCACTCAATAATTTTAAAAATGATATGGTTGATTATTTGAAGAAACTAATTGATAAGGTTTTAGATTTAGAAAATAGTATTCTAGCTACTGAGCCCCCAATTCAAATGATTGGACATGATGCGACTATAAATGTAATACCTTTAGATAAAAATGGCGCAGTACTTACTTTAGGATTGCCACCCGGAACTATTGATGTAGAAATATCTGCTTCTTCTGGAGAACTTTCTTCTACTATGGAAATTCTTGATGAATATGGAATTTCTACTGGAATTTTTGGCGCTACTTTAAATAGTTTCGTACCAATAACTTCTCAGATTGGAGCAACCATAGATGGTTATGACGTAGCATATTTCGATGGTTATAGTCTGCAACCAAGATATGTTTATGTTCAATTTGTTGAGCCAAGCGATTATCAAGTTCGTACTGAAGGTTCTAACGAGCCTCTTGGGGTTGGGAGATCATAATGGCTAATGATTTTCAGAGCGTGGCCGATTTTGACATCATTGATTTCGCAAAGAAAATTCTTGGCGAAGTAGATCAAATTCGTTCGTATGAGTTTGACCAAGCTGATAATGATACTAGCCAAAAAGAACATAAACCAATTGAATCAAGAGTTAATGCGTTTTTTAGATTAATTGGGCTACCAATGTTTGTAAGTATTGAGAAGCGCAACAAAAATAATAAATCGAAACCAAGTGGCAATTTATCAGGTGAAAGAAATTTAACACCAGGTTATTATGGTAATAAATTTTCTCAATACATTTTACAGAATACCGAAAAAGATGATGATCTTTCTTTTTCTTTAGCAAAAAGAGAATCTACTTTGTTAGATAGAGAGAATAAAGTCGGAACTCAGGAAATGGACGACGCAATGACGCAAGCTATGAGATATGCCATTCCTCTGGCTCCAAATGTTGAAGGTATTGTGGGACCAAATGGCGCTCTTTTAAACTATAAGGATTCAAAAAAAGCGCCAGCTGGTTGTAGGAAAGTTTTTAAAAAAATATTTCCTTTGGTTACATCTTATATAAAAGTAACTCCAGTAAAAAATGAAACTGCTCGGCCATTTTTACAATATACTAAAGATCAGATGCCTGATAGCCAGACAAAATTACCAAAATCTTTTATTGAGACTGTAATAAGAATACGACTAGTAACGGCAGCTAATGCAGAGAATTCTGCCGGAAAAGCTAAAGCAGATGATATTAAAAAAGCTATACAAAAAGATATAGGAGATAAAGCGTTTGCATCAATATCTGCTGAAACTAATAGCGTTCTTTCATCGGTAGATTCCGGCGGAATGTTAGAGAATCTTATTTTGAGGCGTCTTCTTTCATCTTTGCCGCAACTCGCAAAAAAATGGAACGAGTTACTTAAAAACCAAGAGCTATTATATCAAAAAATAAAATGTACAATATCTGTAAGAACAACGTCAGCTCAAAATAGTCCCTTTGGAAAAAGAACTACCTCGGCTGAAATTATATTAAATCCAGAATCAGAATTTGCTCAACAAATACAAGCTTTACAAAAAAAACTAGCAAAAGACCAAGCAATACAAATGCTTTTGCCAAGTGATGATACAATTCTTGGTAGTGATACAAACGCTAAAAATATGACCAAAAATACTGTTTTTATGAATCTTGTAATAGCATTTATAAAATTATTAACTCCTGATATTGATGATACTCAAGATAAAATTAAAAAAATTGAGGACCAAATTCAAAAAACAAATCAAAGAATGGAAGCTCTTAGATTAGAATTAGAGATGATGACCGGGGAATTTACAGGGCTTTCAGTAATAGATATTGTTTCTATTATAATAGCATTATTTACAATAAGTAAACAAGAGTTGGTTTCTTTGTTAGATAGAGACACAATAGATGAAATGAAAAAAGATAAGGTGCTTGCTGCGGCTCTTGAGTCTTTAAACTTAATAGATGGTTTAGATACTGCCAAAGGAGCTGTTGATAGTTTAGAAAAAACAGTAACTTGGATTTTTGATTTACTAAATACTTATATCAAAACAAATTCAGACCGGTCGGCGAGGGCAAAGGATGCAAAAAATGTAAGATCTGTAACAAAGTCTTTAAATTATTATAATGATCAAGTAAAAACATCATAACAACAGAGCAAGAAGAAGTTAAAGCTGGTCAAGAAATTACAGCATTGGGAGAAGAATTATAATGTCATTCGATCTGCGAATTGAAAATAATGATCTTAAGATAAATCCTGACGGTTCGATTCAAACTGTTAGAGATAATCAAAAACTTATTCAAGATATTATAAAGGCATTGCTAACTACAACAGGTGATAATAAATTTTTTTCATGGTATGGAAGCTCTTTGTCGTTAAATCTAATTGGTCAGGTTTTAGATAATGATTTTGTTACATCTGAGGCAGAACGCTCTATTCAAAATACTTTATCTCAATTAATTTCATTACAAAATGCTCAAGCAAGAACCCAGTATGTTTCAGCAGGCGAGATGATTGCTGCCATTAGAAATGTTACTGTGTTAAGAAGTAATATTGATCCAAGACAGTATGACATTACTGTAAGCGTACTTACGCGCAAGCTTAATGTTGTTGAAGAAACATTCTCTTTAACATTATAGGAGTTTTTCTAAAAATGGTAACTTATAAAAGCTTTAATAATATAGTTCTAGATATATTAAACTATCTACGATTGACTCAACCAAGCTTGGATACAAAACCTGCATCAGTGGCTCGCGATTTATTTGTTGACGCTCAAGCTCAACAAGTTTCAATCATATACGATGCAATTAAAAATGTTGCGGCTATGCAATCTGTGGCAAATTTGACGGGCCAAGATCTTACTAATTATGGCTCAAATTATGGTATTTCTAGACAAACCGGAACCAAAGCTTATGGTAATGTGGTTCTTACTTTTAAATCACTCAGCTCAGATGTTCCAATTCCACAAAATTCTATTGTTAGAACAAGAAATGGAATACCATTTTTAACAGTATCAAGTACAACAGTAACGACATCACAAGCAAACTCTTTGAGAGCCACGGCAACTAGATTAAGACAACAACTTAATACTGCTGGCATCACTGATACTTTTGCTATTGAGGTGTCTGTACAAACTCAGAGCACTGGTAGTGTTGGAAACATTTCGTCATACTCAATAGTAAGCCAAAATATTTCTGGAGTAAGTAATGTTACAAATGTTTCTCCTTTTACTGGTGGTACAAACTTAGAAGATGATGTTGCTTTTAGAGCACGAATTCTAGCTACATTTTCAAGTGCAAATATTGGCACGGCCTTATGTTATAGAAGTATTATTTTGAATCTTGCAGATGCAATAGACGCTCTTGTAATTGAACCTGGCGACCCACTAATGACTAGAGATGGAACGGTTACAACAGTTGATAGTTATGGAAACACCATAGTCTCAAAACCTGGAACTGGTGGTAGAATAGATATCTATGTTATGGGTGAAAATTTACAACCCGCGACAGATAGTTTTGTATATTACGATCAAAGTGGAACAGGAGATGCATCAGACCCTGCCAATAATTTTGTTCTAGGACAAAGCAATCTTACAGCAAGTACTAGTTTAACACTTAATTCTCGTAGGGTTGCAACTTTGTCAGAAGGCGCTGCAATTCCAAATCAACCAGTTTCTAAAATTACATCAGTAAGTGGAAGCCTATCTGGAACTAATTTTGTAGAACAATATTTAGACACAACAACCGGACAATATAAAGGAAATTATAAACTAATTAAAGATACTGGCAGTGCTGGTGGAAGTTCTTTTGGATTAGACAAGTTTGCATGGACATCTAGCTATATTGATCTATCTGATGAATCTAGTACTAAAGGTCAATTTAATTCAGTTGATTCTTTAGCCTATACTGAAATATCAGAATTAACTGGGATTACACAAGATATTCAAATTACTAATGAAAACTCGTCTGTTCAAAATTCTTCTAGGTCATACATAACCACCAAACACAAGCCAGTTAGAACCGTAAGCCGCATTTTTAATTTAACCACTGGAGAAAGATATATCATATTAGACCAAAACCCAGATGGGACTGGTAATCTTAATACAACAGGCAGGATCAAGATTAGTGGAAGTACTTTACCAACAGTAAGTGATATTCTACAAGTAGATTATACTTGGGTTTTTCCATATGATAAATATGTAGATTTTGATAATTTAAATCCAAGAGATCCTTTGGATTCAACTCAAGATTCTGTAGAGTGGGGCTATTCAAACTATATAAGAGATGAAATATCTCAAGCAATTTTGGATTCTTATGGTAACTTAATGGTTAAAACTTTATATCCAATAAGTCGCATACTTTCTGTTAATATTTTTAAATCGGAAACATTAGTTGTTGCTATTGATAAAACAATTACTACAACAGATTCTGTTTCTAATGTATATAGTATAAAAGATGCCTCCTTAACTGGTGAGCCTGAAGTATATAACACCAAAGAAAATGATGGAAAATTCTCATATAGGGTTATTACATTACCAACTGATACATTAGCAAGAGCGGGCGACATAGTATCGGTTATTTATAACCTAAATAATATTGCTGAAGTTGATGGATACGATAGTGGGCTTTTTGTAAATAACGATATTTATATTCTTCCAAATACAATTGTTACTTCTGGTACATTTGTAAGAGTTAATTATGTAGCAAATATTTCAAACGTTATTCCAACTTCAACTCAGATAGCTAATTTTCCAATTTCCGGAGATGGCTTTAATTCATTTGTGGATGTTGATGGATATCAGCCGGCACTTAATAGTTTTTCTGGAACAGTTATTACCGCTAACCAAAGAAGATCGCCCTCTAATTTAGTTGTTACTCTCTCAAACATTCCTACAACAGGGGGTTCTATTAGAATTGTAGGAACTACAATAAATAAAGTAACAGGAATTCTTACTGCTACCGCAGATAATACAATAGATTTGTATGGTCTAATAAAATCAGCAGAGGGTACATCTAGTATTCCAAACATTTATGTTGTAAGGGTTACTAAAATTGATAAAGTGACCACAAATATTAGCGGAGCTATCTCATCAACAGATTTTGAGTACGATTTAACAAATTATGCAATCAGAGATACAAGGTGGGACATAGCACACTCAATTGAAAATTCAAATATCTCGATGACTGGAGTGAGATTAGCCTCGACAACATATAATAATAGTTCAACTATAGTAACAGGAACAAAACTATTAGTAACTTTCTATTATGCTAAACCAAATGATTATGAAGATTTATATTTCTCGAGAAGTGGTAAGGCGATAACTAATAAACGATTTGGTTATATATCATCAATAAATAGAATTTCTGGTTTACAAGATTCTGGTGGCACCATTATTGGGTCAGTCCAAATTGACACTTTAAATCAGCCAACAATAAACGAAACATATTTAACTAGTTATATTTATAAAGCTCCTAAAGATAATGAAAGAATTACAATAAACTATGAATATAATAAATTAATTGTAGACGCAACTACTGCGGTAGAGCAAAAGAGACCAATAACTGCAGATGTTCTGGAAAAGGCAGCCAGTAAGATTGAAGTGGATGTTTCTGCAGTAATTATTGTATCTAATGCTTATAAGGATCAGAAAAGTACGGTAAAACAGGATGTTTCTGATAATATAACTTCGGCACTTACTGCGACCGCATTAGGAACAACAATTGATTCCTCAGACATTATTGATAGCGTGTATAATGTCCAAGGAGTAGATAGAGTGAGAATCACTAGATTTAATAAAACTGGAGTTCTTGGTACAAAACTTAGTATAGTTGCCCAGAAGAATGAATATATAGCCCCTGGAATAGTAACTGTAAGTACAGAGGAACGTTAATATGGCAAATATTAGAATTGTTAGGCTTAAAATAAAAAGCAGTTCTCAACTTGAAGTTGATTTTACAACAAATCTAGATCCATCGGTTTCTACTGATAGTATATCTATTAAAGGAGCTTATAGTGGAATTCCGGATTTGATTGTAACTTCTGTTTCTGTATCCAGTAATATATTAATTATTAATGTAAGGCCAATGATATCTGGTGCCTATTATCAATTAACACTAACTAATCTTGCTGGTGCTCGTGGCGAACAATTTATTGAAGATGGAACCTCTAATGTTGTTTTTTTTGTTGGAGAGATAGAAGAAAGCACAGTACGAGATGATATTTTTAATAATATACCAGATATATATAATAAAGATTCTGGTTCTGTTATTTTTAATACTGTAAGTGCAAGCGCAAAAGAAATAGAAAAGTCTTCTAATATTGTTGGAGAGGTTAAAAGTGCTGGTTACGTTTCAATAGAAATCGATGATGAAGAAATGACACGAGGCACTGGTCCATTTGATCGTTTTGCTAATGAAGGCGCTTTTCAAATATTAAGAGTAGGTTCTACAATAACTGGTAATATTGAAGAAAAAACTATAACTTATGATAGTTTTCCTGCGGCTCCTATTAGTTTACAGCAAGAATTAGTTTCTGGAGAGATTGTTTCTAATACTAGTACCATTGGTAATGGTTTTATTGGTTTAACAGTATCTTTAGCAAAGGGCTCTGTTATTATTGTAAATTCAGTGATTTTGGTAAGAGATTTTGTACAATACACTTATGATATAAATCAATATCGTTACGGTATTAAAAATTATAAATATGATCCAGATAATGCATATCCAGCACTAGATTTAAATAACAATCAGATTATATTGAATGATGCGGCTGTTGGACCCACATTTCCATTTCCACAAGGAACAGATTCATTTATAATTACTTACTATTATAAAAAGGAAGGAAGAATTGTTGAACCAGAAAGTTTGGATATTACTAGGGTTGTAAATATAATTCGCGAATCAGTGCCGGCTGTTGCAACAACATTTTTCTTAAACCATGCACCAATAGTAGATCAAAATGGAAATATACCTACAAAAAATGGTATTGTGTGGTTAAATCCTCAGCAAAATTTTGATCCAACAGTTAAACATCCGGCTTTTACTTCAGAACTATCTTTTAACCAATACAGCTTGCCAAGCTTGCCAGGGCAATTTATGGTAGATTATAGTACCGGCAGGGTTTTTGTTTTTGGTGTTGATGGAACTGGTACCGATGGCACTACAGTAATACCACCTGTAGCAAACTATTCATATCTTAAAACTTATCAAAATGGGCTAGATTATATTTTTTATACTGATTTAAACGAAGTCGCTTCCATACCAGATAGAGATTTAAGGTATAGCCCAGCTTTAGTAAAATTTGAATATGAGGATACATACGCAGATGGTACAGATTTTAACTTTAACTCTCACATTGAAGAAATAAATGAACGCGTAGAAAATCGTCTTATTGAGAATATAGGTCTCTATACAAAAAAATATCCAGTAAATGAGGTTTTTAGAATTTTTAATGAGACGACTGGAGAATTATATACTCCAACGAGAATTACAAATAATGAGGTTTATTTCAGTGCAACAACACCCCCAAATGTTGTTGAGGTTAGTCGAGAAGCAGCCAATTTTGAGGATGTTATCCAATCTCAATTGGTTATTGTAGATCATATTAGTATTACTGGCAAATCTTTTGTTGCTTTTAAAATTGAATTACTTAATAGTGAGATTGGTTCTGCGACCGGCTCTTTTATAGGGGCTAGTTTTAACAGCTCTCTAACGTTTTCAGATACAACTAGATTTATTCGCGAATTTTTCTTTGATCCAACAGATACTCTAGCTACTAATTTATCTAGACTTGAACAAATTGGTGACTATGTAGTTGATTATGATACGGGTATTGTGTATTTGGCTCAGTTAGATACAGCAGATACAGAAATTGGAGATGCAACTTATAAAAAAACAACATTTAAAACCAGAAATAAACATATAATCCGCGCTACAGACATTTTCAGGAGTCCAAAAGTTGGCCAGATTTCTAAAACCTATTCTATTGGTGAAATTTCTGATACAACTATTGCCGTAACGGATCTAGATATTGCTGGAGAAAGGGAGATTAGTGTAACTGATTCGTATGGAAATACAACATTACAACCAATCCAAGTAAGTAGCGGAACTATTGAAGTTAATTATGATATCTTTAGATTATATCATGTTTTTCAGATTACAGATTTACAGACTCGTTCAAATCCTATAGACTTTGGTGTAGGCGCAGTAGTTTCATCATCGACACTAGATACAGCTACACTAGATGCTACTGGTGTTCTTATAGCAGATAATAACGATGGTTATGGCTTGCTAATAGAGACTTCTGGTACTAGAGTTTATTTTAGTGCTCAAAGAATTTCTACTCTTGTAACAAGCGGATATGCTGAATTAAAATCAGCTATAAGCGCAATAGATATAAATAGCGGCATCAACTATTTTTCATATGGTAGCGATGGATATATAGATGCCACAACCAATAGAATTTATCTTCCAACTGGGGCTAGTTTTGCAGCAGGCCGTACAGTAACAGCAACATATCGTGCTAAACTAAGAGATGGGGCTGCTGTATTAGTTAACTATAGCGTGGGCGATGTTTTTATTGATTATGCTTACACTACAGATGAAATATTAATTAGTTACGAATATGGGGATAATATACTTGATTGGAGTATTTCTGATACCCTAGAAGCTGGTGAAACTTACTATGTAAGTTATCGTTATGGGGCGCTGAGAAACTCTCTGCGCGATAATTTTGGTATTTTGACTGGTATTGATGAGCTTTCAACTATTCCTGACGAACTTGACAGAGAAACTTACAGACATATGGTTGAGGGTTCTTTACAGTCTTTTCCGAAAGGACCGACCATTCCTTCAATTAAAGATTTAGTTAGTGCTCTAACTCAGATCGATCCAAAGATTACCGAAACGATATTTTTGGAATGGATTTTGGGTAGAGATTTTATTCACCTAGAAAAAATGAAACTTGGAGCAAATTCTAATGAGGAATTACCAACTTATGCTCCTGGAAAATTTGGAGATGGCCTCCTTCTTAGTAATGATGGCCAAACAGCAATTATTCCTGCAACATCAAATGTAAGATTTAATGAAGGAACTTGGGAAGCATTTGTAGTACCAAATTGGTCTGGTATAGAAAATGACGCACTGCTTACTTTTGATTTAAAATTTGATGGATATTATAGAACAGATAAAATCTTTATTGGTAGTAATAATGAAAATCCAACAGAAATTCCATTTAGTTTAAGCATAACTGACACGAAAACCTTGGGGAAACCAAGCACAATCCATACTGAAACTGGATATTTTATTTGGTATGATATTGGGGCCAAAAAGTGGCGTTGCCGTGTTAGAGCACCAGTTGGAATAGAACTTAGAACTTTTACTGGTACAATATCAACTGGTGGAGAATTTTATGATGTCTCTAGGGGAGCGACAGCAGATGGATATGATGGTTATAGTTTTATCGATGGTTATTATGATATAAATGAATTTACAGATAAAATAACCTCATCAGATACAAAGATAAAATTTTCTTTTATTTTAGATGCTTATGACGCGATTAATAATAATTATGACGCCTACGATAATTATGGATTAGGAATACGTGGTGGTTTTGATGGTATTGACTTTTCTTCAGATAATCCACACTATTTCTTCGATACGGGAGTGCGTGAAAACTATTGCCGAATGTCTTTATATAAAGATGGTAAAGGATTTTTAAGATTCAGAGTTTATGATGGTAATAATCGTATTAAAATGTTAAGTGCCAATTTGCATAATTGGCAAAAACTTGAAACACATCATATAGCCTGCTCTTGGAAAATTGGAACCATAGAGCAACGAGATGAGCTTCATTTGTTTGTGGATGGCGCTGAAATTCCTAATAATTATAGATACCGTGGATATTTTGAACCCCCACAAGATGCATTGTTTTTAGATTCAAGCACAGAAGT